AGGTGCATTTCGCGAAAGAAAAGATAGTGAAATTATAGACCATAGCGGTTATATTGGAATTGACGTTGATAGCCTAAATAGCGAGGTTAATCACTACAAATCATTACTTGCATGTGACCCACACATTTATTCTATTTTTACTTCTATTCGTGGGAATGGCTTATGTTGCATTTTTAAAATAGATGGTAAACGGCACCGCGAAGCATTTGCAGGGATAGGAGAATATTTACTTGAAAAATATCAAATAGTTATTGATCCAACTTCAGTAAATGTTAGTCGCGCGCGTTTTGTTTCTTACGACCCTGATATTTGGATTAATCATAAGCCAGTAAAATTTACTCAATATCCAAAAAAGAAAGAGCCTAAAACATATCCTAAAGTTATTTATGTAAAATCAGACTTTGAGAAAATTATACAACAGATTCAAGATAGAGGCGTAAATATTTGCGATTCTTACCATGAATGGCTAAGATGTGCATTTGCTTTATCTGAACATTTTGGAGAAGGTGGGCGCGGTTATTTCCACACTATTAGTCAAAATTCATCGAAATATGATAGTAACATTTGCGATAAGCAATATAACCATTGTTTGCGCGCTTCAGGGAGCCGAAAAACTACTATTGCGACATTGTATTACTATGCAAAGCAAGCAGGCATACAAACATACTCTACAGAAACAAAGGAGATAGCGACAATAGCGAGCCAGGGTAAAAAATCAGGATTAGACGCGAAGCAAGTAAAAGAAAACATACGTAAATTTTCAGATTCACCAATAAATGATAATGACTTAGAAAGCATATTGGACCAAGTAGAACATGGCACCGAAATTGCAAAAGATGATGAAGAAAGTTTAGTCCCTCAATTAGAAGCGTTTTTACAACTAAACTACGAATTTAAGCGCAACGAAATAACGCGATACATTGAGATAAAATTAAACAATGAATTTATACCAATGGAACGTAAACACTTTAATAGCGTTTACATCAAGGCTAAAAGACAAATACCAAAACTTTCATTTGAACTTTTAGAACGTATAATTGACAGCGAATTTACAAACGAATACAACCCAATAAAAGAATGGTTTGAAGAGCACCCTTGCACCACTGAAGATAATATAGAAAAGTTATTCGCGTGCATTCAAACAGATAATATTGAACTTGCTTATTTATTAGGTCGTAAATGGTTAGTTTCAATAGTAGCTAGTGTATATGGTCAACATTCACCGCTTATGTATTGCCTTGCTGGAGAAAAGCAAAACACAGGTAAAACGGAGTTTTTTAGAAGGCTTTTGCCAAATGAATTGAAAAAGTATTATGCTGAATCAAAACTTGACGCGGGTAAAGATGATGATATTCTTATGACTCAAAAAATAATCATTATGGATGATGAAATGGGTGGTAAGTCTAAAACAGATGAAAGAAGGCTAAAAGAATTGTTATCTAAGCAGGTTTTTTCATTGCGGGAGCCATACGGGAAGGGTAACGTAGATTTGCAACGTTTAGCGGTCCTATGTGGCACATCAAACGAAAAAAGGCTAATATCAGACGCAACAGGTAACAGGCGTTTAATACCAGTCTATGTTGAATCAATACGACATAAAGAATACAACGCAATAGATAAAAATGATTTATTTGCTGAAGCCTACAAACTTTATAAAGATGGGTTTGATTTTAGGCTAACAAAAGATGATATTGCAATGTTAGAAGGTTCAACAGATCAATTTCAATTTTTTAGTTTAGAGTATGAACTTATAAATAAATACTTCGAAAAGGTCGAAATGGAAACTTATGGGACCTACATGACTGCAACCGACATAAAAGTATTTTTAGAAAAAAACACACAGCAAAAACTAACTTTAGACAAAATAGGGAAAGAAATGACGCGATTAGGTTACATAAAAAAGACAAAAAGAGTAGATGGCCACCCAAAAATGGTGTATTTGCTAAAAATTGTAGTAAGCGGAGAAAATACACAAAACATTGATAATCAACCATTTAACTAAAAATGTAGTAGGCGTAGTAGGCGTATAACCATATTTTGGAGTTTTCTATTGCGAATGAAAATATTTTTACAAATGAATATGATTGTATATTTATATAAGTTTTTAAGTAAAAGTGGTTACTACAGGTCTATACAAACGATGAAACACGCATGAACATTGATTAAAAGTGTAGTACCCGAAATTAAAAAGTGCCTACTACATGCCTACTACAGGTCTATACAAAAAAATAAAAAAAATGACACGACAAGAAGAAATTTTACAAGGACAAATAGTAATGTGGTTTAATAATAACCACTTGCAACAACACAAATGTTTATTCGCAGTTGATAATAATTCAAAAAATAAAATAGCAGGAGCAATGGCAAAAGCTAAAGGAGTCAAATCAGGCGTATCTGATTTGGTCTTAGTTTGCCCAAACGCAAAGACTGTTTATATTGAGTTAAAAACAGATTCAGGAACGCAGGACCCAGAGCAAAAAGTATTTCAAGCGCAAATTGAAACGTTTGGCCATATTTACATTATTTGTAGGTCCTTAGATCAATTCAAAGAAATAGTAAAAACACATTTTTACTTATGACCATTGACTACCAATGCCTACCTGAATGGCTAATCCTAGAAGTTAACATAGCCAATGCGAACGTATTGATGTCACGCAGTACGAATCAGCAACTAATAGAGGACTTAATGCTTGCTAATGCTATACGGAGAGAAATGTTGATTACTTACTATAACTAAAAATAAAATTATGAACGAAAGTATAAAAGATAAATATATTGTGAAATCAATAGACAGCTATTTATGTAAAGAATGGTTTTTAAAAAAACATTATGCACATAGAATCCCAAATAGTATTTACACATTTGGTCTGTATGATGGTAATATATTGCAGGGGGTTATGTCATTTGGCATAACAGCTAACAAAAATTTAAACGAATTTATAAAAGGATATGAATGTATAGAATTGAATAGATTAGTTGTGAATGAAGGATTACCATTAAATACAGTTTCTTATTTTATCAGTCAAAGTTTAAAATTAATACCAAAGCCAAAAGTAATAATTAGCTATGCGGATAGCGAGCAAGGTCATCATGGGTATATTTACCAAGCTACTAATTTTATATATACTGGTCTTAGTGAGGGTAAAAGGGTTTATTTTAAAGATGGGAAAGAATACCACCGAAAATCAGCATTTGATATAGGTATTAAATCAATAGAGGATGCAATAAGATTAGGATTTGAATACTATAAGGGTAAGCCAAAACATAGATATATTTATTTATTAGGCAATAAGAAACAAATAAAAGATATGAAATTAAATTTAAAATTTGATATAGAATCATACCCTAAAGGTGAAAATACTAGATATGACGCTAGTTATTCACCAACTATTCAGGCTAATTTATTTTAATCCAAAAAAACTTTCAATAAAAATATAAAATATAAAAAATAGGTGTATATTTGTGGTATGGATAACAAAAAAGCAGGACGACCGAAAATATCATACACCGAACCGATAGAAACGAAATGTATGCACATACCAGCATCAAAAGTAAAAGCCTTTTACCGACTAGCGAAATCAGCTAGAAAGAAGGCTGAAGTAAAACCCATTATACTCGAACGCTTCCCTGCTGACGATGAACAACCGAACATAGAATAACCTATATTTTACCTTAACACAACTAAACAAACTTAACATGACACCACAACAAGAAAAATTTATACTCGATAACTTCCAAGCCTTAACAGGACCACAAATACGCAAAGAAATACGTATTAGCCAAAACACATTATCTAAGTTCCTTCAAGCCAATAACCTTAAAGCCGACCGCTCACGATACTATGGCGACTTAACCGATGAACAAACCGACTACTTGAAACTCAATGCCGAAATCATGTCGCCATACAAGATAGCGCACCATTTCGGTTGGACCATACACCGATGCAAGCACTTCATCAAACGATTAGGATTAACACCCTATATCGAACGTGGTAGACCTATCCAAGAAGATGAAGGTAATGGATTTTTTAATGTTAATCGATACAAATGCTGGATAACCGCAGAATCTAGTGTTTTGGAATAAATAAATAAATATCAATAATAACTACTACTATACAATAGTTGTTATAACAACAATGGTCATTCACCGCAAAATTATGCACATTCACAATATTTTATATAATTAATTCAAAAGTAGAATGTACATTTGTATCAGAAATAAAAACTAAGAACAATGAACATTTCGCAATTTATTAAACCCGCATCTAAATATTGGTCTAATGGTCGTTATCATTTTGAAAATGAATCTATATGGTACGAAACAGATTTTTACAATGTTAATTTTAATGGCGTTAATGTTAAGGCAAAAAAAGTTGGTAAAAGCACCGATACTATGATTGAATTATATTATAGCATTGGGGGTGATTTTTCAAGCTCTAAATATGGGTTAACTCGTGAAGAAGTTGAATTAAAAATAATTGAAAGAGAATCTATTATACTTAATGGTATAAGCGATTTTATAACACCATCAGAAGACAACATATTGGTAGGGCACAAGATTTGGGAAAGAGAGCTAAAGGATTCTTTAGAAGATGCACTTTGCACTTTATTAACATGCGGTAGATATAACCCAAAGGAAAAAAGATTTTTTGCAAAAAGTCTTATTGATAAAAAAATAATAACAACTAGACATTTAATAAATTTTACCCACTCTTTAATGATTTAACCATGCTATTCTACACAACAATAGGCCGAAATCTAAAGGCCGAATCAGATCAAGACAAACAAAGCGAAATCAACGCTGCAAAATTAATTTGCATATTCTTAGACTTTAGCGTAATTTTGTGCATACTAAGTGCGACAATGTGACAAGTTCGCATTGAATAATCAAGTAAATTCAAACTATGGCTAAAGGTGGTGCAAGAATAGGCGCAGGACGCAAATCAGTAGCGGAAGAATTGAATACAAGGCAAATAGCTATGCAAACCCTTGTAAATAAATTTGGAAGCAAGGAAGGGGCGTTAAATTACTTAATTGAAACAAACGAACCAAGTTTGCTAAAGTTTGTTTATGAGCATGCCTTTGGTAAGCCTATCGAAAAGCAAGAAGTATCTGTAACCGATAATACTGGAGGCGATACTTTATTCATTGAAAAATAATGAAGTTAGTTAGAATTGAACGCAACCAATACTCGAAACATTTTATACCTATACTTGAATCAAATCATAGGTACTTAGTTTTATTTGGTGGCCGTGGTAGTGGGAAAACAAACCATGTAATCCTTAAACTATTAGCACTCACATTCTTAGAAGAACATATTAATATTGTTTATTGTAGGCATGAGAAGACCACGTTAAGAGATACTACTTTTCGGGATATTGTAAATTATATCAAGAACTCAAAATACAAAGATTCATTTGAATATTCAGAGGCTTACAATAGCTCAATGATATTCACAAACAAGCTAACAGGCAAACAACTTTTGCCGTTTGGCTTAGACGATGCCGAAAAGACTAAGGGTATTTCAGACGCAACACATATTTGGATAGATGAGGTTGATAAGTGTAAAGAAGACCAAGTTACAATGATTAACTCGGTCCTTAGAACTCCAAAGGCTAAAACATTGCAACTTATTGTATCTTTTAACCCAGTTAGTGAGAAGCATTGGTTAAAGTCATTTTTCTTCAGCGATTCAGATTCATACAAAGCGCACGAACGATTTGAAGGTGATATACACATAAATCATTCTACCTACTTACACAATGAATACATCGACCAGGAAGCCTATTTGCGTACATTGGAACTAAACTATGGCAATAGGCAAAACTTACTCAATGTTAACGTGCATGGATTTTGGGGTATTGAGGAAAACAAAAACCCATATTTTTACGCATTCGACCAAGATAAGCACGTATCGAAAGTGCCTTTAATCTACAATAGGCAGTTACCTTTATACTTATCTTTTGACTTCAATATTGACCCTGCAACGTGTGTAGTATCTCAATTTGTCGAAGGTGGTTTTTTGAATGTAATCAAGTCTTACAAAGTCAATAATTGCCCACTAAAAGAGTTGCTAACTAGAATTAAATCCGATTATCATGGTGCTGTGTTTTTGGTTACTTCTGATCCTGCTGGCGGTGCTAGAAATGCTGGTTATGATTCTATCAACACAACCATGCACAACATAATTAGAACGGAATTAAACTTAGGGTTATCGCAAATGTCTAAGCCATTGCTAAACTATACCAAGGCAACAGCACATACTGAATTACGTATCTTTGTAAATAATATTTTACAAAATCATCCTAGAATAAACATTTGTGGTGTAAATTGCAAAGAATTAATACACGACATGCAAATTGCGCAAACTATGGATGGTAGCGATAAGCTATACAAAACAAGTGGTAATACTGAATTTGGTATGCACTTAGTTGACTGCTTTGTGTATTTATTGGCTACTTACTTTAATAATTTTGCTAAACGAAAACTATAACAATGCAACCACAACATCCAAGTAAAACACAACAACCTATCAAGGTCATAGGTAAGCACAAATTCTACGACATTAGACAAGCTGACCAAATACTCCGTACTCGTTACATGGTAGCCGAAATACAGGAAATATTTATCCGTTCGGGAGTGTCGCAGGGGTTCATGGAAGGTATCGCTCAACTCTTAATAGACCGAGCAATGGAAGCCAAAGACCTAAAGGCACTCAAAGAAGATATGGTGGCAGTTGGTCAAAACTTAAAAGGCCGTTTGGGCATGATAGCACAACGCACAATGTATGAAGAATTGGCGTGCGTTTACTTCATGTTAGAAGGTGA